ACGTGCTAAAGGTACTGCGATACCGATACCGAGTCGATTATTCGTGTCATCCCAGAAGAAATTAGCATTATCCTGCGCAATCGTAACTCCGTTTGAAAACAGAACAGATCCCGCAGTGAGTGTGGGTAAAGTGAATCCTGTAGGACCAGTCGGTCCGGTGGCTCCTGATGGTCCTGTAGCGCCAGTAGGACCCGTTGCTCCAGTAGATCCCGATCCCGTTGCTCCCGTACTTCCTGTGACACCAGTAGGGCCTGTAGGACCTACTGATCCGGTCGGACCAGTAGATCCAGTTGCGCCTGTCGTTCCAGAGGGGAAGTCAACATATTCCAAGCCAGTTGCAGTGGGATTCACTACAGGAACCTGACCCGGAGACCCTAAATCAGCAAGATCAGATAATACTATCTGCTCCTCTGGAGTCAGCTGTGTTCCGGGCTGATTGGCTTGATATGACATTACTCATTATTTACCTATTACGCTTTTCATTGACTCGAAGATAGCAAGATATCGCGTGAGCTTTTCCTCCTTTTCTTTCAAAGCGTTTGCATACACGTTAAGAGCAGATTCCTTTTGAGCAATCTTTTCTTCCCTCTCATTTAAAGAAGATATTTTCGAAATCTGTTCCGTTTCAACTCTTTCCAACTCTGCTTTTGCAGCAAGTATCCGAGTGACGATAGTCTGTTCTTCTGATTCCTTCGTCTTTACCGAAGTATCAAGATCAAGAAATCTCCTCTCAAGAAGAGAAATTGATTCATGAACGGCAGCCACTCGCTGTTCGAGATCTTCCGGCAAATCTGTTGATGGTGTTTTTCCTATTGAGCTCATATATTTATATTCTTTCTCTTATTAATTTATGTCTTTGCAACTCGAGAAGCATTGCAGGTAGCTTATCCAACACAAGATTGGTAGCTGCCACATTTTTGTTGTTAATATCGACAATTTCTTGTGATCCTTTCTTTATTGTCTCAAAGAACCCCTCGACAACAGTAGCGTTCTTTTCACTGATGAGAGAGACTCTTTCAACAACTTCATTCAACAGAATGGTGCGTGCCTCTGCGGAATCCTTTACCACGACAAGCAACTCGATATCTTTTGAAAGAGCATCTTTTTGAGAAGAAAGTACCGTAACCATTTTTGAAAGATTCGATACTTCCGTTTCCAAAAAGGTCTTATGAGACTCCAATGCTGCAGATTCTTTCGAAGTAAGAAGGGCAAATTCTTTCTCCTTCTTTTCAAATTCTTCGATCTGTCCCTGTAGGTAAGAAAGTCTATTTTCAATAGCAAGACCTGATTGAGCGAGTTCTCGATTCTCTTTTACCAACCTCTGTTTTTCACCCTCTAAAATAGAAACCTCCGACAGAAGGGAATCCCTCTTTTCGGCCCATGTCTTTAGATTTTCTTCTTGAGAGATAAGCGGCATTTTAATATCTTAGTGAATAGTGACAAGCTCCATTGAAGGTTCCTCCAGTAACTCGAAGAACTAGATCTTCTCCTGGTACGAGTTCAAATCGAGGACGGTTGTCTTCTCCTGGTTCGTCTTGAAGAGTAATACCCTGACCTGTATCAAGTGTGAAAGCTGCGAGAACTCTTTCTACTGCAGCTTCATTTATAGCGAGAATCGTTAGATTTCCAGCCGCAGCTAGATCTCCGATCAATTCATGGACATAGGTCCAGTGACTTCCGGCCGAAGCTCCAACAGTATCAGCAATGACAACAGTATCCCCGACGGGGGCTGTCACCGGTATAGATACTTTCCGACTGTGTGCATCTTGTAACATATATGTTATTAAAAATTATTTCTAAATAGGCGTTGTTAATCTGCCTATCCAAACCCCCGTAAAGGGGCTTGGTAGGAAGACTACGATTAGGTAGTTGATCCGTCTCCGGCTGACCACATCCAGCCTCGGGTGTCCGATGCTCCGAATGTTGCAAGCGAGTTGAAGTTAAGGACGAGATCCTGGTTACCCAAGAGGTCAATAACTGCAGGCTCTGCTCGAGTAGGAAGCGCTTCGATGTAAAGGAATCCGTAATCCTGATTCTTCATCTTGGAATCGAACATACCCCACATCAAGCCAGTCATACCCTGGTTTTCAAACGGACTCAACTCGACAACATTGAAGGTGTCAGTAGCTGGGGCGTTATTGAACAGGTTAGTCTGTTGAGGCGCAAGACCCTTGTCGATAGTGCCTTTGATGGTCTTCGCAAACTGCGCTGATGTAGAACCTGCGCGTACTACGAGAGTATCGAGGTTAGACATCAAAGGCATTCCACGACCATCCTTCTTCAAAGACTGCTGTCGGCGAGCCGCAAGAAGAGACGAGTAGGTGAACTGTGGAGATGCGACGACATCAACGATGACGTTCCTACACTGTTGATAGGAACCCATGTGAATGAAGTTCCGAAGCCTTGAGAAAGAAGACACTGCGCGAGGTAGTTCTTCGCAAGCTCAATAGCATTCTTACCGTCAAGAACCTTGCTTTTAACAGTGTCCTTGATTTTCGCAGCTGCGCTCTCAAAGAGGAAGAAATTTGACTGAAAGGTCAAACGAACCTTTTTGGTGAAGTGCATCTGGGTATAGTTCTTCGAGTATCCCTGTACAGGGGCATCCGAGACTCCTACACCACCGTCAGGAATGATTTCGGCCATTCCCAAACCTGTCACACCAGTATCTGAATAGATTCGCTGGTTGTCCGTCACCTTGTACATGAAGTCAAGGTACTCCGCCTTGGTAGTAGGAGCGACTTTTGGAGCAATGTGTTTGAGCACATTGTTCACAATGACGGCATAGTCTTGAATTGTTCCGTAAGCCATATAAGTTGAATTTTAAAGGTTACTATTAAGCAGTGTTCAAGAATCGGACAAGAATCTTCTTGTCTGTGTTTGTTCCGTAAACTCCGACCTGCTGTACGATACCAGTTGCGCTGGTTGTTCCAGTGTTGTTTACGATTCCTCCGTTCGCACCGAGGATCATCTTCTGACCGTTGTGGGTAGCATCCGAATTGTTTGTTGAATCAGCAATCCAAACATCGTTCTGAAACGCTTCAATCACAGGAACTATTGCTAGTGCCTCCGCTGCAGCGATAGTCTGGTTACAAACTCCGATCACTTCTGCGACAACAGTCGAAGAGGTGGCTAGAATTGCAAGTCCAGAAGAATATGCCAATACATACCCCTTTGTCATAACAGTAGAGGTACCTTTAGCGACATCCTTTAGAGAACGTGTAGGATTTTTGATTACGGCTTGTATGAAGCTCATATATTTTCAAAAAAATTACTTGAGGGTAATTTATTCTGAAAGGAGTTCAACAGCTTTCTCTTCTGACATTCCGACAGCTTTCATCTCCTCGATGGATTTCTTCATCTCGGGTGAGTATTCAACTTTCCCTCCAGTTCCACCAGGGAACTGCATGGCGTTGACTTTCTCTTGAACACCGGCGCCTTTCAGTACGCGCTCTTGGATGGTTTCCGAAGGACGAAACATCGTCTCGTATGCCATTCCAAGGACTGCCTTGAGCTCTTTTCCGCTTTTGCCTTGCCAATTGTAGTTAGCATCGACGAAATCGAAGAAGACCTCTCGAACATCTGGATCGCTTAATTCCTTAGTTTTTTCTACGAAATTCTTGATATCAGATGCCACTTCTTGCGTCAGCCGTTCTTGCTGAATAACTTCCTTAATGTCTTCTTTAGTAGCTCCTCCGAGCTCTTTTAATCGAGCTTGGTCCGCTTCTAAAGCGAGCTGTTCTGCTGATTTCTCCGTCCCAGGTTTCAATTCCTCAATCTTGGGTTGGATAATTTTTTCCGGGGCACCTAGAGTCCGCAGTTCGCCTTTGGCCTTTTTGATGTCTTCGGAAATCGCCGCTTTTGCTTCGGGAGTGGTAGCAGCCTTTCGCCTTTTTACAAGATCGAATAGTTCAATGCGTTTTTCATACGCTTCGTCAGATTCAAACTTGCCCTTGTTAGGAATGCGAAGTTCTGATTCCCCCGTCTCGCCAGTAGCTTGAGAGTCGCCGGATGTCTCTCCTGTAGATCCTGTCTCTCCGGTTGGAGCGTCGCCGCCGTCCGCAGGTCCAGTTTCCCCAGTCTGACCTTGAGGCTGTGCCTCAAGAGTCTGTCCAGCTTTTAACGAATCAATTGATGCGTTCAGTTCTGCATCGAGAGCTGACTCATCGTTCGCTTCATTGTTTTGTGGTGCATCACTCATATTTGTATCCGACCGTATCGTGGTCGTGACGTTGAGTTACTGATAATTGTATAACCTGTGCCGGATTACGCAAGTGGTTCCTTGCTAATCGAAGGATGGTTGGCGACCTTTGTGAGTTTCATTTTAAGAGATTCGAGGTTGACGGAACCTTCATTCACAAATGAAAGGGCATGACGCTGAAATCCTCCGGGAGTCGATTCATTATATTTACCGATAGTAACCGCATACTTCAATGGGATGATAATGAGATAGACTTCCTTATCTTGAGACTTGTAAAACAAGAACTTTTTCTTTTTAGGAAAGATATTATTGAATACCTCAAGAAGATCTTCTCGTTCAACAGGAAGACCGCATACTTTGTTGAAATAGACAGGGGCAGTTTCTGTAGTCGCAGCAAGAATCTTTCCATCATTGGTCTTTTCATCCTTTACTCGAGGATAGAAATAATCCTTCTGTTCTACTTCTTCACCGTCAGTGTCTTTCAAAACAATCTGTCTCTTCTTCGCTTCAAGAGCTGCTTGTTTCTCCTCTTCTTTCTTTATCTCGTTTTGCTGTCTCTCTGATTCGATCTTCTCTTCTTCTTCGCTGATAAGAGTATCGAGTTCGTCTTCGGTAACATCATCCTTAAATTCGATCTTCAACTTCTTCGCCTTCTTTTTTTTCTCTGTAAGAGACATATTTTAAAATGGCTATCCTGCCATCAAGGGTTCTTAATATTAATTCTTTCTCTTGAATAAGCCTTTGAAAGACTCATACAATCGACTAATAAACTTCTTCTGATGAGGAGTGATTTTCGATTTCACTTCTTCCAGATACTCTGCCGTCAGAGTGAATACCGGCACATCTTTATTTATCTTTGCGATCTTCATACCTTCTTCAATGATCGCAAACTCGACCGGGTACGGATGCGTGTAATCCAGTCGGATCTCTTCTCCTTTCTGGATATCACGGTCCGCACGCACTCGGAGTTGCCTTGTCACTTCGACCACATTCACTCGATCCGTCTCGACGAATACCGCTTCAAGGACTTCCGAATTCACCTGACCAACGAGCATGGTCATCATCTCATCAGCACTGATTTCAAATTCATCACCTGACGGAGTAATGAATTTCATCAGCTTCTTCTGCTCCGCTTCTTCGGAGTAGTTTACTTGCACTGTGTACTTTTCTTTTTTTAGTTCTACTGCTTTTTTCATGGCATTTTAATTATGTGAAGTGCTCCTTTTCTAATATTTTCCAAGTAATCGACCATACCAGAAATCATCGACGCTTTTACGTCGAAGGTTATGGCATTTTTTATTGTTTCAAATTCAGTCTTTCCAATGAGATTCATAGACTCCTGACTTGCGACATCTTTTAGGAGTTCAATAATAATGGGAGCATGCTCGCTTTGAGCGAGCGCAATTTTCTTTTGGTTTAGTGTTTCGTTTTCCATGAAATTGGTTATTTAATTTATAAAACTATTATTGCGGAAAGAATCCGTTCCCGGCGGCTGCTCGGCCTACGCTTGCGTCAGTCGCGCTCCCCATCGGGGACTGCGGTCGAGGAAGAGATTCGGGGCTCTTTGCTCGAGAGGCTTTTGGATCATCACTCGCTGCAGGATTGACTCTTTTTTCCGGAGGAATGGTTCCAGGGGTTGCAGGAGGAAGATCGTCAGATACAGACTTCTGGAGTCCAGCCGCCTCTTCGATCTGTCGCTGTACATCGGCAGGAGCATCTTTATAAAGTTTTGCGATATCAACACCTGGCCCCTTATCAGGAATATTCTGTGGAGGTTGTAGAGCAATGATCGCATCGTAAACTGTCTTTGGAATGTAGTCGTAAATATTTTCTTTCTGGATTTTAAGCAATCTTTCAAATGCGCGAAGCTGTGAAGCAGCGGCTTCCGGGTCTGCATTTCGAAGTTCGAAAATGACATTGATCTGGTTGGTGATGATCGGAGAAATCGCCATGTAGTTCTGCTTCTGGATCTCGATCGAAGGCACGAGCATAGAATCAGGATCAATAACGAATTCGAGGTACTGCTTTTTATGACCATGCTCACCCATCTCATCAAAGAGTTTCTTCGCTGAAATAGTTCGAGTTGGAACATCCTCAAGGAGTTTTCCTTCGGAAGTGAAATCGAAATTAAGACGGAGGTTTCGGGACGCCGCTGCAACATATCCAACCACCTCATCATTATCTCCGCGGACCTCTTGCGATTCGATAAAGTAATCTGGATTTGCCTGCGCGAATGCCTGCACATCCTCGTCAGAGTCGATCATAAATACCTTGTCCACCGGATAGGTCTGTTCGATCCATGACATCGCAATATGAGCATCAGTCTGGAGTGCATTCATCATCGAATTCTTCGGAGGAGTGAGACGGTTGTATGCAGCTTCTTTCAAGATCACTGTTGATCCAAGGGTAGACTCGGCATTATTTCCGGCAACGATATTGTTGATACCGGTGTTCTCTTCAATTGCCTGCTTTTGCTGTTGTGCGAACGCGATTCCTTGCTGGATATTTCCGGTAGTTTTCACTACGTCGATATTGGTTCCCGGGTTCTTTGGGTTGATGAAGTTCGGTGATCGCTTGTATGTATTGGTACCATTCTGAACCTGTGGTCCGAAAAGAAGAGGGAAGATTTCCGCTTCCACTTGCTGCGCATTAAGTGAGTTAATATAGGTGAAAAGAGCAGTATTTCCTCGCATCATTTCATAGATTCCCACACCGTATGGATCGAGAATATTCTTTGAGAAGCATCGAGCAACGACGATAGATCCGTAATTCTCTTCATTTGGAAGTTCTCCATCGAAGATCACGAATTTTCCACACTTCACGATGTATCGGTTCAAAAGTACATTTTCGTAATATCCGATAGTGACAGAGTGTTCAGCTTTCACCTGATTCTCATCCTTTGCTTCATCCGAGGTAGAGCAATACTCGAGCTTTTTCTTATTTTCTTTTGCCCCTGGAACCATCTTGAAGAATTCATCTTTCAGAATATCCTTCTCGTAATAGACTTCGAACTGTGACCAGTAATCTCCAACAGTCTGTCCAAGACCAAGCCATGTTCGATCTGGATCCATCGGTTCTCGATAGATGTCATCAAAAAGAATTTTGTCGATCCCGTTCCTCTTCACCGATACGCGGCGAGGATAGGTACGGAACGCCATCCATCCGTAAGTGAGAAGATTTTGATATGAACGCTCGAGAGTATTCTGTCCATTTCCACCTTTGAGAACCCATGTGCGCTTCCACAATTCGTAAGCTGCTTTCGCATACACCTTGTCATCACAAACCACTTGCGCATCAGGTACTTTTCCAGCAAGGACCGAAGTAGCAATAAGAATCTTCGAAAGAGCGATAGGCTCCTGTGAAACAGGAACTCCAGATCGGTTCTGATCTCGATCTCCGAGCTTTTGAGGATAGACATTGATGTCATACGCACCGTTCGACATCTTGTTGTACATGACCATCGAACCCCATCCGGTCTTTTCATAAATCTTTTCACCGTAAGAAACGGTAGTATTGATGATATTCAATTTGATCTCCGCAGAAAGCGCATCGAATCGTTCTCGATACTGCGACTTCTTCATGTCTTTCTTTTTCTGTTCTACAAATTCGTATGATAGTTTGTCTTTATCAAGAGACTTCTTTTTTACAACCTTTTTAGGGTTGGTGCCATCATCAAGTGTGGTGATGGGATCGGAATCTTCTATTTCTTCTTTCATGGGGCTAATTGTAATCTTTATTAATTGGTAAAACAAGTGGCAAACTGTCAATATTTCAAATATTTCACTTCAATTCCATATTTTTTTTGCATTTTGTATCTCAAAAACTCTAAAGTGGGGGGACTTTTCCTCTTTCTATTCTTTTTTGACCGATGTTCTCGATGAAAAATGACATTCTCACCTTCTCGCAGATTATGATGAAGAGATTTGTATCTCCGCGCCATGTGATTTTCACAACTCCCGGACTCCCTCCAGACTCTCGATCTTCTCCATTGCCGGCATGGGCATCGTAGAAGGCTGCGACTCCCCGAAGATTGATTTCATGTGAGAGAATCCCTCCCCTGGACCGGAAGTGTCCACATATTTCCCGATCTCTTGGAGAACCGCATACCCGATCGCTGATGCCATCACCACGTCATCGTTCTTTCCCGCGAGAGCTTCTGGACGCCCTTTGGCATTGCGGAGGAATGTCACCATTTCAGAAAGAAGAGAGGAAGCAAAGCCACTATTTTTCCGTAGAAATACCGCTTTGAGCGCAGCAAGACAAAACGGCCGAGTGGCGGAGGTAGTCTTCCACCCGAAGAACTTCGTCACGTTCTTAGTGATGTCATCGAACACTTTTCGATAGTAGAGGTTGATATATCCGAGCTTGTCCAACCCATCATTCACCCACAATCCGTCCTTGTTGGACTCGATCGCAAGAAGCGCCCAGTTATAGAATTTCCCGATATTGTATGCGTCCGTAATGAATTCATCCGGCGCCACATTCGATCGGTACACTCCGTCACATTCTTCCGTCTGGTGATTGATGATATAAAGCACCTGCGCGTCCCCATGTGCGAGACCTTCCGCGGTATCTCCTCCGATGATATATCTCGTTCCGAGTTTCGGTCTATTGAATAGCTCCAAGCGCCCTGTGGATAGCTCTTGAAATACAAGATCCCCTGCGGCATTCAAAATCAACTCTCCTCGGGTTCCTGGGGTTGCGGTAGCAAGCATAGAGAACACTTTGCTCGTAGGAAAATATGTCTGACCAGTAGAAAGGAACGCTTCTTCCGGAGTGGTCGGGAATTCTTGGTGTAATTTATGCACGGCGTCAGGAGAGTTTTTTCCTCCCATCTGCAGATATTTCATGTAGTAATAAGTGATCTCCTTGTCGGTCAGGTTGTGCTCTTTCTGGTATTCAGCGAAATCAATCTCTCCCACTTCCATCGAGGAGACGGGGATGTTTTCCGAGATCTTATCCATTTCCATGTCGTCGTACTGCCAGTTATAAAAATGCGGTAGGAACTTGACCCGGGAAAGCATCGGGGTGATGAGATGGCGTGTCAGCCAATTGTCGTGGAACATCTCATAAAATCGACCTGCCATACCTTCCGCTGTGGACTCAATAAAAATGAATCCGTCCATCGGCACTGCCGGGAATGTTCCCGTCTCCACCTCCAAAGCCTTCTGCGGATAGGCAACGCAGAGCTTCGCAAACTCGGAGATGTGCACATAGAAATAGGTTCCAGATCGTCCGGATGAGGATACCTGCAAGCTCGAGGTGGAACCTTTATCGGGCCCATAGTCGATCACTGCCTGGATCTTTTTTGCGGAGTTTCGTACCAATTTGAAGTACGCCCCTTTCACCATCTCCGCCATGTTTCGAATGGCATAGTCGATTTTTCGATCGAAGATCTCTTTCGCATCTTCCACCTTATGAGCAATCACAAGCCCCTCTCGGTTGGTATGAAAAAGAATCTCATCGAGAATATACAAGTCGATGAAGGTAGTGAATCCAAGCTGACGGGATTTGAGCACGATATGCCGATGATAAACGGAGCCTGAATTTACGAGAAAATTCTCAAAGAAGTGACTCTGCGCTCGGTTCATTTTGAACAGTTCTCGGGTACCGCTTTTCGTCACGATCCAATAGAGATTCGTCATTCTCCATCTCTTATCATTGATGAGTTCGGGATTTGCAACGAGTTGTTGGACGATTTTCTCGTCGTGCTCCTTTTGAAATTGGTAATTGCTCATTTTTTAAAAATCCAAATCAGGTTCAACGACAGTAGCCTCGATTGGAGGGGTGGCGGGAGCCGCTTTGGTCCCGGGCATATTGATAGTCTGGTTCTCGACCTTTTGAATGATGGCACGACGCAATGGATTCTCTTCGGGGTCCTTGGTCCTTGCTGGAGCACGACTCTTTTCAATACGGTCCCAAGCAGTCGATACAGCATTCACTGCGCTGTTCAGTTCGGTGTTGGAGAAGTCTTTTACCCCTCGGATCTGGTATTCAGCGAGGATAGCACCGAGAACATTATGAGATTTGGTAGCAAGGTCCAGCATGGCGTTCTGGTATCCCTCCGTTGATTCGATCTTATATTTAGCATTCTCTGCCATATTTTTTGAGTATCCGGAAAGCAAAGCCATCTCTTTCTTGCTTCTACCCCCACCGGTGAGACGACGATGAGCGTATGCGTACTGTTTTGTTGTAGATCCATTCTTGGGTCTTTTGGGCATGTGAAAATCATACCATGAGAATTTTTACTTGGGAATTTTTTATGGGGACTTTTTATATGGGGATTTTTTATGGGGGACTTTTTTTATACCGAAAGGAAAGTTTATTTCTAGCGAGGGGGTACAGGTACTTTTTTATAAATGAAAGGGGGAGGGTGATCGAAAGGGGTGATGGCCTCGCCTTTTTTTCTCGCCCTCCAAACACCACGCACCACAACAATGCGCTCTCTTTTCACATCATCATCACAAAATGGGCATCGCAAAAATATGGCTAACAATATAGAGACGCACTTGACAAAGTGTCAGGGGCATGGGGGCACAAGATTTGAGAAAAAGTTAATGCTTCATATATTTTAAAATAATCCTTACACGGAATTATATTTGAAAAAGTATGCCCTTATGCCCCGTTTAGAGAGAATATGGCCAAGGTAAGCCGTAAAAGACCTCGGGGCATAAGCGGGGCATAAGCGGGGCATAACTCTTATGCCCCGTTTGAGCCTTATTCCTGCGTGGCCTGTTTTCAGAACTTTTGACGCTGTTTCATGTGTAACACATTTTTGATCAGAAGGCTCGACGAAAGTTAGCCATATTTTAGGGGCATAAGAAAATGAAATTCTTATGCCCCGCGTCTTATGCCCCGTTATAAACCCTACCTATAGTCCTACCTTATGGGGATTACATAACACATATATATAACGTCAAATAAAAGGCATAAAAAAGTTATCCACACCCCACACTATAATGACACTTGACACCGACACCGACACCATATAAGATAGGTAATAGAGGGCAGTCGAGCTCTCACAATTAACAACAAAATAACCACATAACAATGCAAACAAAATTAAGAATGATGACGGAAGAAGAGCGAGAAAGCAATATAAAAGAAATGATTATAGAGCAGAGAAAATCAAACTTTTGGAGGGGCTTTAGAGCTTCATTGCTTTGTACTCTACCCATCATCGCGGTGCTTGTGTACCTTACCTATAAGTTGGTAATGGTAACCGTTTAAGCAGTCAGTGGCTTGTGTCCTCTCACCATCATTTCTACTCACAAGCGGGAATGATGGTGAAAGGAAAAGACCTTATCAAATAACACTATCAAAATGAAATACTTCAAATTAAAGTTTAAGGACGGCACGATTGAGATCAAGAAAGCGGAAAGCGTCTTAGCTCTTATCAAAGAGCATGATCTTGCAACAAAGAAGCATATCAGCACTAGTATCTTTGAACTTTCCGGCGAACAGTTGGCTATTGCGCAGTCGAATGATTCAGAATAATAACAGCATTATCAAATAAATTAATATCAAATATATGTCTATAAAAATGCACAAAGAGGGATGGTATTGCGCAGTCGGTAAGATTTACGGGATCACAGTGTGCGGTTTCGGTATTACACACGAACTGGCTTTGCGTGACGCGCTGGGCCTTGATAAATAACACTATTAAAATGAATACAAAAATACCAGACGAAAAAGGATACACACAAGGAGCATGGAAGGGAGCAATGTTTGATCGCAACCTTGATATAAAAGAGATCGCGGAACGCATAAAGCATTTTTGCAAGAAGCAATATCCCACTTGTAAGTTTTCTATCACTATACAACGCTACAGTGGCGGGCAAGCTATGCATCTTGCACTTATGGGCGCACCATTCGACATATTCGCAACACCGGAAATAGAGAAAGTACCATTCTCATTCTTTGGAGGGGTAGAGCGAGGTCTTGAATACTGGAAAGATAGCATCACGCGAGGACATCATCAGGTAAATAGCTATCATTTGAAAGATGATTTTTACCTAAATGAAAAAGGAAAGGAGATTATGCGGTTTCTTATCGACGCGACAAATGTCTATAACTACGATGACAGCGATGCGCAGATTGACTATTTTAACACTAACTTTTATACCCATTTCGCGGTCGGCAAGTGGGATAAGCCTTTCACCATCAAATAACATGACAAACATCACACAAGCATACAAGGATCTCATGGAAGCGGATCGAAAGATAAAGAAGCGACACCGATACGCATGCGGG